AGCACAAGCCGTAGACTCAATGCCAGTAACTTACCAAACAGATAAAAGTTCAGTAGAAAAAGCAGTCGACCTAAAAAGAGGTGACAGTGTAAGCTGGAATAGTAGTGGTGGCACTGCTCGTGGTAAGATTACTAAAATTATTACTAATGGTAGTGAACAAGTACCTGACAGTAGTTTTACTATTACTGGTACTCCAGAAGATCCAGGTGCTCTTATTAGACTTTATCGGGAGTTAGATGGTGAATATAAACCAACTGATACTATTGTAGGACATAAAGTAAAAACTTTAACAAAAATTCCTTCACTAACATAAACAGAGGTACGTATGATCAATCATTATGATAGTATTATAAAAGAGCTAGAACGATTGGAAAGTATAGTAGAAATACTACTAGATAATACAGAAACTTCTAATAAAGAAGTTAAAATGTATAAACCCACAGACGGCATGGCAGCAGCAGCTGTTCGTGCTTTAAAGTGGCGTGAAGAAGGTTATCAAGGCGGTACCATGGTAGGTCTTGCTAGAGCCAATCAATTAAAGAATAAAGAAAATCTTTCCGAAAGCACAGTATTAAGAATGTACAGCTTTTTTAGTCGCCATGCAGTAGATAAGCAGGCAACTGGATTTTCAAGTGGAGAAGAAGGCTTTCCAAGTAAAGGCCGCGTAGCTTGGGATCTATGGGGCGGGGATCCTGGGGAATCATGGTCACAACAAAAACGTGATCAAATAATGCGGGACAGAGAAGGTAAATCATTAGACTTAGCAAAGCTAATTGTAAAAGGTTCTGTATCTGTAACAACCAGAATGGCTGCAGCTCAAACCCTAGAAGATTACGCAAATGAAAATATTAGCGAAGAAATAGAAGCATTTGGTCAATTTATGTATCATGCCGAGCTATTACGAAATGACCATTTAGATGTATATTTAATTGATCTACATATGGTAGACCAACCTTATCGTGATATGCTAGTTAATGTATTTAGCACTTTTCATAATATGGAGTCATAATGTGGATAATGAATTTTTTACCTAGTTGGATTTTTCACTTATTATTTATAGCAGGTGTCTTAGCTTTAGTAGCTAGTTTTGTGTTAAAAGCTGTACCACTTTTAACACAGTATAGAATACCAGTTCAAATAGCAGCAGTAGCAGCTATTTTAATAGCCACCTGGTTTGAAGGAGCTATTAGTAATCAAAATGCTTGGGTAGCCAGAGTTAAAGAAATGGAAGCTAAAGTAGCTAAAGCAGAAGAGCAATCTCAGCAAGTTAATACTGTGATCAAAGAAAAAATAGTTAAACAAATAGAAGTTGTTAAAACTAGAGGTGACGATGTAATTCGTTATGTTGATAGAGAGATTATAAAATATGATACAAAGTTTGCAGCGGGTGGACAGTGTGAAATACCTGCAGAATTTATCAAAGCACATAATCAGGCAGCGGAGAAAGTAAAATGAAATATTTACTATTATCTTTACTACTTTTAACAGGTTGTTCAACTACTGTACCAGTTACAGCAAAGTTTCCACAAGCTCCAGGATTACAGTCTCAAACACCGTGCCCTAACCTTAAAAAGTTAGAAGAAGGTGTTCAATTATCTGATATAGCTAAAACTATTACTGTTAACTACACAGAGTACTATACTTGTGCTGTTAAACTCGATGCTTGGATTGAATGGTATGCCAAGCAAAAAATTATTTTTGAGGGAGTTGGTAAATGAATTTAACGCTAACACAATTAAAACAGTTGTTACCTAAAAATCCTTATGTTGAGCAATGGCATAATGCACTGGAACAACTACTACCAGAGTATGAGATTAATACTCCTCAACGTATTGCAGCATTTATTGCTCAGTGTGCACATGAGTCAGGCGGCTTTACTGCACTTAAAGAAAATCTTAACTATAAAGCAGCCACTCTTAGAAAAATATTTCCAAAGTATTTTCCTGATGAGGATACAGCTCAGCACTATGCCAATCTTCCAAACAAGCAGCAAGCTATAGCTAATAAGGTATACGCTAATCGTATGGGAAATGGTGACGAAAATTCAGGAGATGGATTCCGTTATTGTGGAAGAGGTTTAATACAGTTAACAGGTAAGGACAATTATACCTGGTTTGCAGCAAGTTTAAGTATTCCAGTAGAAGAAGCCTCGGAATATCTTCAAACATTTGAAGGAGCAGCACAGAGTGCATGCTGGTTCTGGGAAACGAATAAGTTAAATCAGTGGGCAGATGCTGGTGATATTGTTACTTTAACTAAAAGAATTAATGGTGGTACTATAGGTCTAGAAGATCGTAAAAAACATTATGAACATGCGTTACATGTATTAGGAGTTTAATATGATTAAAAAAGTTTTAGCAGGTTTATTAATAGTAAATAGTGTGGGTGCTCAAACTCTTATTAATCAAGGTACGTACGATTCAAAATCACTAGTAGATACAAACTCTACTAGTGTTTCTACAAGTACCGTTAATACTAACTCAAATACTACTAGTAATTCGAATTCAACCAGTACTTCAGCAGTAAATTCAACTAGCTTAAATACTAATAATAACAATAATAGTAGTACTTCTGTTAATACTAATAATAATGTTAACTCAGGTACAGTTACTAATAATAACAATAATGTTAACTCAGGTACACTAACCTATAATAACAATAATGTTAACTCAGGAACTATGACTTACAATAATAATAATGTAAGTACAAATGTAAATACTAATAATAATATTAATTCAGGGACTATGACTTATAACAATAATAATGTTAATCAGTCAACAGCAACTAATAATAATGTTAATACCGGTGATATGACTAATCGTAATATTAATAGTTCAACCTCGACGAATAATAATATTCAATCTGGTTCAATGACTAATATTAATCAGAATAATAATTCTAGCACTTCAACTGCAACAAACGTTAATCAAAACACCAGCGCTAATACTAATGTTAATCAAAATATTAACAGTGGTGAAATGACTAATCGTAATATTAATGAGTCAACAGTTACTCAAAAAGTAATTCAACCACCACCAACTGCAGTTGCCCCCACGATGATGAGTGGCGGAAATGCAGACTTATGCTCAACAGGCACTTCAGGCTCAGTACAAACACAAATATTTGGTGTTTCAGGTGGCGGAACAACCCGTGATATGAACTGTGAACGCTTAAAGTTATCAAAAACTTTATATGACATGGGAATGAAAGTAGCTGCAGTTGCTACAATGTGTCAAGACCGTAGAGTATTTGATGCTATGATTGCTGCTGGAACGCCTTGTCCTTATGAAGGTAAAATAGGTGAGCAAGCTAAACTTGCTTGGGATACAAACCCTGATAAGATACCTAAACTAGAAAAAGAGGAGATGGTCGATGACACTACTAAGAAAATTGGTCTTGGTGCTCTGCTTGGGGCTCTTGTCTTTAAATTATTCTAATGCACAAACAATAGATACAACAGGTAATATTGTTGATAATAATACATGGAATAATGCAGTATATCAAAATCAACTAACTTGCTGGGCCTCGGGAGATCCTGGATATTGTGGACCAAATCCCATAGTACGTCCAGGCGGTAATATAAATTTTAGTTATGGTACTGCTGATTTATATCAGATTAAGGCTATATCAAGTGTATTACCAAACTCAGCAACTGGACTACAAGTTAATGGATTTACTTTTGGATTTACTGCTAAAAATGGTAATGGGTGGGATAATGGTCAACAAGACTATTTATCAGCATATGTAACCCTATATAATAAAACAGGTGCTGTAGCTGCTGAGTACGATTATACCGCTTATACCAATCAGAGGTATAACTGGAGAACTTTTAGTTTCTCCGAAACTTTTGCTACTCCTTACGCAGCGCCTGAACTATCAAATGTTAGATATGGTTTAATAGGTAGAGACAGTAATGGCTGGGCTGGACCTTATGGACCTGAAGTATATGGAGTTAACTTTTCGTTAAAATACTCAGTAGATCCTTGTGCAACAAATACTTTTTACAGTCCAAGTTGTGCAGGTTACTTTGATGCACTAGCTAAACTAGCCCCTAAATCTAGTAATAACACTGATACTACATTAGCATATACTCCTGCTCCTGATAGTCCAGAACTGCCACCTCCACCACCCGGAGCACCTCCACCACCTGGTCAAAATGGACCGCCTCCACCTTCTGGAGCACCTCCTCCATCTGGTAGCCCTCCGCCACAGCAAGCTTCACAACAAGCAGCTTCTACACCTGTAAATAGTAGTGCACCGCAAGAAAAGTCTGCGGGAGGCACACCAAATCTAGGCTTTGCTCTTTCCCTAGTAGCTAAAAACTCAGATCGTGAAAAGGCTATATCGCAGCAAGCAGTAGCTACTTCAATAGCAGAAGCACAAGCAGCAGGTGACCGTGCGCAACAAGTTGGTACTTCAACAGCTAGTGCAGCAGTATCTGCAAGTACCACAAGTGCAGAAACTGCATTTACTGGCTCAGGATTGCAGGTTACAAGTTCGAGTACCAGATCTAGTACATTATTAGTTAACGAAACTCAGCAAGCAAGTTTAAACTTATTGCAAAATACGCAAAGTTTTAATAGCGCATCTAATACTCAACAAAATGCGGGTTCTCAATTATTAGCTCCCGTTACTGTTGAACAGATACAAAGTACACAAAATCAAAGTATATTTAGTGTACAACAGTATAGTCAGCAAGAGGCAGAACAAGTAAGCCAACAAATTAGTTTTTTAACTGATTTAAATAATCCTCTTAAGCAACTTATAGAATCTCAACAGATTCAGCAGGCTCAACAGGATCAACCTCAACAATCTCAACGTCGTGATATTGCACCAAATGAATTAGCAACTGGTGTTAATTTAGCACAAATAGCAGTAGTTCCTCAAGGCTACGCTAGTTACACGAATTTTATCTTGCGTGATGCAAGTTTTTATGAACCACGGGAAGTTTACAAAAATCAGATAGTTATAGATAATGTTAGAGTTTTACGCGGTTTAGGGTCAGATCGTAAGCATCAAGACTTAATAAACTTGCAATATAAATAGGAGTTAGTATGGCGGAAGACCTAAACAAAAAAGTTGACCAACTAGAAGCTGCAACTAAAAAATATGCATCTAAAGATACTGTTATTAGTATTGGTGGATATGAATTTACACCAGCTAAATTAATGGTAGCCGCAACTATTGTTTCATCTATACTTGGTGGCCTTTATGGTACATTTGAAGTATACAAAGACTACATTGGCATGAAGAAAAAGATTGCAGAGTATTCTGCTCCTGATTTATCCGATTTTGACAAGCGTTTAGCGGTAATAGAGGAAAATAGTGCAAAGACTAGTGACTATACCAGAGATATTAAAACCGATTTAAAGAATGACTTACGTCGTAATGAATCAGTTACTGAGCAAGTAGAGCGTAGCGTTAAGTCAGCTCAACGTGAAACTGAAACTGAAATGCGTGAAATGCGTAAAGCAGTTCGTGAAGATCTTGAAAAAGCACGTAATGAAGCTAATACAATCCGTAGAGAGATGGCGGATGCGCGTAGAGAAATAGAGCGTGAAGTAGTTCAACTCAAAAAAGAAGTAGATAGCAAGATACAGAAAGCTATAGACAATCCTTTAGCTAACAAATAATGTCAGCTATATTTATTACCTTTATTCTAGCATACGCTAAACCAGAATACGAATGTGTCAGATGGACATGGTCTGGTGATGTGTATAATCGAAAGGTAGTTTGCTTAGAATGGAGAAAACGCAAATGATAGATCCAATTACAGCACTGGCGGGTATTACATCCGCTATTAGCATGGTTAAAAAGGCAGCAAAAGTTGCCAATGATCTAGGATCTTTAGCACCTATGATTGCTAAACTTTTTGACGCTAAAAGTACTGCTACTAAAGCATTAGCTGAAGCTAAAAAGTCTAAAAAAGCCTCTAACATGGGTACGGCTCTTCAAATTGAAATGGCACTAGATCAAGCCGCTACTTTTGAAAGAGAATTACAGCTATTGTTTATGCAAGCTGGTAAAATAGACGTGTGGAATAAGATTAAAAATCGTCAGGCGGCAATGGACAGAGACGATGCTAAAGAGATAATTACCTCTAAAGCTGAGGAAAAAAGACGTAAAGCCAAAGAAGAAGAAATGGGTCAAATTGCTATGGCAATTGGAGCAGTATTTTTTGTTTCATTTTTAATTTTTGTAGGCATATATGAATTAGTACAATTTTGCCAAACAACCGGTAGGTGTGGAAGATGAATGAAGATCAAAAAGCTTTTGATTTAACATTAAAATTACTAATATATGGAATCGCAGCAATATATTTTCTTAACCTTTTAGAGGTTTTGCCAAACGATATAGCAGATAAAGTTGTTAATTTACTATTAGGGAAAGTTGGCTTATAAAAATGCATAATGATTTAAAACTATTTAAATGGGCACTAGTATTACTACTATTACCATTAGGACTGGCATTCTGTGGGGGAGATAGGTTCAGATACCCTTGCCAAGACCCAGATAACTGGGAAAAGGATTTTTGTAAATTACCAAAATGTGATGTAACAAGAACTTGTCCAGAACATATATTTAAGGGACAAAGAGACCCAAGACTAGGACCACCTACTACAAGAGTAGAGCCTATAGCTATATCACAATGTACAACACCCACACAAGGAGCTAACTGTGGAAAATAACTCAATAGTATATACCGAAGACCAGTTAATGGCTCGTCTTAAATTTTTTATTGGTATTTGTTTAGCACTTACACTTACTGGTATTGTATTTGTAGTTCTTTACTCCATTATTTTTATTACACAACCATTAAATGCAATAAGTCCTATTGATCAAAAGTTTTTTGAGATGATAATTCCTATTGCTACTTTCTTAACAGGTACACTAAGTGGCATTATGCTAGCTGGTGGTAGTAAGGAAGAAATGGAAATGAAAAGGGACATGATTAAGCAGGCTCAAGAAACCTCTAATACATATGCTAAAGCTAATCCTATAAAAGTTGAACCAGCTTTTGCACCAGCAGCTCAAACAAATAGTGGGTTTAATAATACTTCTGCAGTTAATGCAAATGTAGTTTACATTAATGGTAAACCTGCCCCAGTTCAAGCACCTCAACCGGAGATTTAAATGGCACCACTTAGTACTATGCTATCTGACAGCACGTCTATTAGCAGTAAACGAGTTATTACTTTCCTTGCATTTGTAATGTGCGCAGTCGCTTTTATAGCAATGATACTAGGTCATCCAATAGATACAAAACTATTTGATTCTATGATGTATATTGTAATTGCAGGATTAGGCTTTACAGCAAGCGAAAAATTCGCATCCAATAAAGAGAGTAAGCAATAATGGATGCATACGATTTACATGAAAAATTATTAACAGAGTGGAGACGGCTAGCTTTAATACCAAGCGCAGACTCTGTTAAGAAAACCTATAACGAGGTTCCTGTTTATATTAACTTAAATGATAATACGTATACAGTAACTGATGTTATTACTAGAGACGGAAAATTAATTTTGGAGATTGTATGAAGAATATTTTTTGGACATTATGTTTAGCACTTAGCGTATCTTTTTTACACTGGAATAATGCAGTAGCTGCGGCACCCGCAGCACCGGCAGTAGCACCAACAGCAGCAGCACCGGCAGCGCCTGTACAAACTAAGAAAGTTTGTGTGGAGCAAAAAGATGCTAAGACTGGCAAAATGAAAGAAGTTTGTAAAGACGTCAAACAGCATAAAAAGCTAGAAGGTACTAAAGTACCTGAAAAGAAGTAACTTAAACTTAGGCTACCAACGCCTAAGTAGGCGTTGGTTTTTATTAACTAACCAGGTGTAGGTATGGCAAGTTCATCAGGAAAAAAGGCTCGTAGAGCACAAAGTTCTCAACCAAAAAATCCAATTGAGTTTGGGTTTAGGGATGTTAAACCTTTGAATTTTATTCAAGGAGAGTATTTAGAAGCTATCAAAAGTAATGAAATTATTTTTGGTATAGGTTCAGCAGGTACAGGAAAAACATTTGTAGCAGCTTCATATGCTGCAGGAGAGCTATTCCATAGAAGAATAGAAAAGATTATTTTAACAAGACCTAATGTAGAAACTGGTAGAGGCTTAGGATTCTTACCAGGAGAATTAGAGGAAAAATATGCACCTTACTTAGATCCTTTTGACCAAGTATTTAAAAGGTCACTTGGCGCAGGATTTTACGAATACGCTCTAAAAACTAAGACAATAGATCCAAAGCCATTGGGATTTATGCGCGGAGCAAGTTTTGAAAACTCTATAATACTAGTAGATGAAGTTCAAAATATGACCAAAACTGAGTTTAAGATGCTGTTGTCTAGAATAGGTAGGAACTGTAAAGTTATACTTTCTGGTGATCCAGATCAGACAGATATTCAAGACTCAGGTCTTAAAGATGCCGTTAATAGACTAGAAGGCATACAAGGGATAGAAGTAGTTAGATTCCTAGATGAAGATATTGTTCGCAGTAGAATGTGTAAACAAATTATAATAGCTTATAGAGAGTAAAAAAAGCCCCTATACTGTAAAGTATAGGGGCTTTTTTCATTCTGCTACTGGTTCAGCAGCATTAATATCAGCAAAGTCTTTAATCATTTTACTAATTAGTGGCTGAGATACTTTAAAAGGTAACTCACTAAGTGCAGCAATAATCATATTTAACTCATCTTGAGTAAAACTCATACTGTATTTTTTTGGTTCGATTGGTTCTGTTTGTTCCATATTTATTTTATAGGGCAAGCGCCAGTTGAGCAGTCATCCGATACAATTTCATCAAAACTATTTGTATCATCTAAACTAACGGGTTGAAGAAATTTAATGTATTCGTCATAGTCTTGCTCACTTACTACTTCTTGTGGAAGATATAAATAACCAAGATCTTTAGCTGTCATACTCGGATCAGTACGATAGATAAAACTAACTCCTACATAGCAATCCCAGTTATTTAGCAGCCACTGAATAATATCTTCTACTTCATCTAAGGAGTAGGAAATGGTTACTGAAGTGTTCTGCTGAGTCCAGCTGGTCTGGATTAATTTATACTTCTCTAGCTGTTCTACTGCGGAATCTAAATTTACCTCTTTGCCTTTAACTTTATGAAAAGGAACATCATCCCATCTTACTGGGAAAGTAATTAAGACTCCTGAATCATCCGTTGGATGATTAATAACATTATATCCAGCAGCTTTTAGTTTCTCAACTACTGGGTCATACTTTGAGAATTGAACATTATTAAATATATACTTACCTAGTGGTTTATGAATACCCTCGGTAGTATCCATAATTTTACTTAATGTACCAGAAGGTTTAACACAAGTAATATTTTTAGGACTAGGTAGGTCAAGCTCATCTGCCATACCAATAGCAGCAGCAGTTGCTGTGCGTTTTAAATATTCGTAATCGTATCCACCCATATCAGGGCGTTTGGCAATACCAGTAAGGCCGACACCACACAGACGAAGAAAATAATTATTAAGATGCCAAGATTCTTGAAGGATACCATCATTTAAGTTTACGCAAGTTTGACGATAATTTGCTCGTGCAGCAAGTCTGATCGCCTCATGTAAGCCTGCAGTATCTCCTTTGAACTTACCAATATCTGTTTCGGTAAGGTTGCAGAAGGATTTATTTCCCAATAAGATTTCAACGCAGGGATTGCACCCAGAGAACCAGGGGGCTCTGCGGGTAGCTTCCACTGCATTAATGAATCCAGGCTCGCTACCCCCCGCATCTTCCATGAGATCGAATATTTTTCGAAGGTCTTCATAAAGTGGTTTTTCTTTAAATACTAAACTATTATTAGACTGTTGGCGATGACTATTGTTATGCAACCACCAGTCTTTTTTGCCTACTGCAAATTCTTCCCATTCAGGTTGGCCGTATTCAAAAAGTGCAATTTCAGCACTTCTACGACTACTAAGAATAGTACCTAGATGGTTAACAATGTCAAGAATATCCATACGAGTAAGCAGACTATCTGCTCTACCATTAAGTATATTAGCAATTGCTACATAAGCTGTACTAATTGCTGAATCTCCTGAACTAATCCACCCATAACCTTTTAGTCTATCACCGGCCGGTCGTAACTGTGAAAAATCTAATACTAGTTCTTTGGCAGGGTATTTACCTGCCATTAGCTTACCTACTGATTTAGCCCAGGCTTCGGCAGAGTCTCCAACTTGAATAGTCCAGCTTTTAGTTTCTGGATCCCAAGTTTCCGTATTATGCTCATTACCGCCCTTGGCAGTACGAGTAGAACGAATTACTCTAATATTCTTGATTGGTTTTGAAAAACCATTTAGTGTGCCTACTACTGGCTTAAATCCAACCCCACATCCTTGTAATAGTAACCATAAACAGTCTACTACATCATAAATTGTTTCTACTTCTGTAAAAGAACAATTAAATTGAGATGCTTCTCTTTTTTGTGCAACTGATGTGCCACCTAACCAAAGAGAACGACCGCTCATAGAAACTTTACGATCTAACATTAGCTGTTCTAAATCATATAGTTCAGCAAACTCAAGATCCGTTAAATCTCTATTAGCGGCCCGTTCCCATAACCACTGTTGGTGGTCTATAACCCTGGAAACTGTTTGCTCCCAGGTTTCAAATTGTTTTCCGTCGTCTGTAAGTGGTCTGTTGTATGTGCGTCTTGTAATTACTTGTGCTCGTGTTGAGACAGTCATTGCTCCCCTTCTCTAGTTATAAAACTAGCTAATATTTCTTTTTCAGACCTATTCAAGTTATTAAACATATAGTTATTATCTTCTTTGCAAAGTACTAATGCATCTTGTTCTGAAATTATTCTGCTAGATACTATTGTTTCAGTTAGGTGTTCTTGCGAAAACTCTTTCGCTTCTTCCATTGTAACCGTATCTAGCGCCCATTCTTTTTTGCCCTTAGGCACTTCAACTAAGTATCTTGTACGAAATTGATTAATACACTCTACCAAAACAAGTTCAGTTTCTTGCTTTGATATAATAATAGAACCGTTGTCTTGAACATTCCAATTAATTTTATCACCTGTTTTTAGTGATAAAGCTTCCAATACCTCAGGTGGCAGAGGTAGCATTAAGTCCCCCGTATCAGGGTCTTCTTCTATATTTACAATCCAGCGGTTCATGGTATTATTAAGTTAAATCTATACTGTAGTTAACATCTTCATCTGGAACATCACGAACAATCGTTAGTTCCATCTCGTCAAGATCAAAACCTTCTTCTTCAAATAGTTCACTAAGGTCAAATGCAGCGGCAGAACCTGCTGTGCCTTGGCCAAGGCGTACATGAGCTACTAATGTATTGATACAATTAATATGATCCTCAGTCAAGCCTTTAATAGTATAAGTATCGTTTTGTTTATATTTAAGTTCTAACATCTTTTATTTCCTTTAATTTAAGTTCCTGTGCTTCCAAATCCACCTTTACCGCGCACAGTATCATTCCATGCATCAACAAAGTCTACTAACAAAACTGGCATAATTACTAGTTGAGCAACCCTATCACCACGCTGAATTTTATATGGGTCATCTCCAGTATTTTTCAAAATTACTTTTATATTACCACGATAATCACTGTCAATAACGCCTACTGAGTGAGGGATAGTAATTCCCTTTTTTCCTTGACTGCTTCTGTTAAAAACAAAGCCTCCGTAACCCTCTGGAATTTTAACGGCTACTCCTGTATCAACAAGTTTTTGATCTCCAGGATAGATTTCCAAATCTTCTGTGCTTACTAAGTCAGCTCCTGCATCTGTTGGATGTGCACGTTTTGGTAGAAATGCGGAATCTTCTACTTTACACTCAATAATTTGATTAACTTTTGTATCCATGTTGTAGTCGTATTGTTTATTAATATTTACAAATTTACTCATTTAAGTATTCGTCCATTATTTTATTTATTTGTTTACAGTTTTCTACCCCGATAGCTTCTTCAGAGTTAGTTACTAAATCCATTAGTTTATAGTTTAACATTAAATTATCTGCACCAAATTCATTTAATGCAGAAATATATTTATATTTACTTGAGATAGGTAGGGCTGATATAATATCATAAGTACTACCATATTCTTCGATTAATTGTACGGCACGTTTTGGTCCTATACCTGGGACGCCCATAACGTTATCGCCACTATCGCCAGTAAGACATTTAATACTGATATAATCGTCAACAGAAAAATCATAATGCTCATTCCAGTTATCTACTGTAATCTCTTTACGAGTTACATAGGAAAAACGTGATACTCCATCTGTAACAAGTAAGTCCCAGTCTTTATCTGAGCTAATTAACCAAATTTGATCTAAGCTATAGCGTTTACGCTTTGCTACTATATAAGCGGCAATATCGTCTGCTTCTACTCCCTGAAAACGAACTACAGGAAACTTGCCTTCTTCTTCATACATAGATAAAATCTGTTGTACTTCTGCAAAGAATTGCTCGAACTCTTGTTGTTCTTCTTCAGTTTGGTTTGCGTATTTATCTTTACGATTCTGTTTGTAAAGTGGATAAATTGCTTTACGATATGAACTTGAGCCCATATCGCCTGCAATTATAAGTTTTTTAGTTTTATAAGATTTTTGCAGACTCTCGACTGTTCTCATATAGTCAGTAGCAAAATCTACTGCCTTTGAGTGTTTATATCGAAATGCAAGGTTTAGTGAGTCCAAAATCATTAGCGATTTAGGGTCAGTGTGGTTTATTTGTTCAAATGTTTTTGTCATACGAATATTATATCAAAATTGACTAGATGTGTCAAGTGATAAATTTTGGATCCTCGTACTTTACAAAGTCTTCTAGTAAAGAAACATATACTTCATAACCCAATACGCTTATAAATATGTATCTATAATCACAAGTTGGCATACACTCAAATGCACAAAATACCTTTGAACGATCATGTTTAAATATAAGTAGAGGAGTTTTATCAACTTGCTTACCCTGCCTTACTGCTTGAGACCACCATTCAAAAAATTGAGGGCTCTTGCCTGTAAGAATAGCACTAGTAAGGTGATCTTCTTCATAGTGTTTAACCTCTACAGAGTAAAGATTCTTTTCACCAGGAACGTATAGATCACCTTTTAATTGGTGTCTAGGGTCTAGAGCTCCTGATGCAGGTACTCTTTCCCATTTGAGACTAGTTAATTGGCGTAACTGATCTCTAATTAGAGTCTCTGCTCGAGCCCCTTTAGCTCTAGGATCAACCATTATCTATCCTTGACATATTTCGTTGCTTTACTACTTGTAATTTTTCTAGTAAAGGATGTGAGAATCCGTGTGATATTAAGAAAGTATTTAGGCTTTCCTCTTTTAACAAAACTTCAATTAACTTTTCTTTACCTTCTGCATCAAGATTTTCTACTGTCTCGTCTAATATTAGTAAATTAGTACGTGAGTTAGAAAGTGTTTGCATAAGTTTGCGAATAGCTAGTAAGGTTGCTACATTAACACGGGCACGCTCACCACTAGAAAGGGCGAGTATGTCTACGTCATGTCCATTATCTGTAATAACAACATTAAGTTTATCTGATGAAGCTATTTTAAATGATAGTTGGAATCTTCCATCAGCTAGTTCAGCTAAATACTCATTTGTAATAGTTTCTAAATCTTTTACTAAACATTCTATTTTATAAGCTACAAGACCAGTTGTTGAAAAGGCTTTTACAAGTACTTGTAAATTGGAAAGCTCGGAAGTATGTTTTACTAATTCAGTAGTATACTCAGCAAGCTCTTTACGCATATCTTCCATTTGATCGGCTATAACTGTTACTCTGGAATTATGTTCAGCAACAGTTTTATTTTTAGCCCTTACTTTGGAAATTGTACTATTAATCTCATTAATAGCTTTTTCTAGGGCCGTAATCTTACTAGAAAGTTCATTTTTATCTAGTACTTCACTGGTCAAGTCATTGTCAATTAAAGCATAGTACTTCTCCCACTCAGTAAAATTTTTCTGATAAGATTGATACTTAGAAATCTTACTTTCTAATAATTTAATACTTGCTTTGAAACTAGTAATATCTTGTTCAAGACTTACCTTATCTACATTAAACTGTTCTACTAAACTAAACATGGTGCTATTATCCATATCCTGAGAACAGGTAGGGCATTTAATAGTAGGTCCGGAACATTTCTTAGATAGTGCAATACCTTCTTTTAATTGATACTCTTTATTAGCTAGTTTTGTTTTTAGTTCTGCTAATATTGTTTCATTAACTTTTTCAGGAACTGGGTCATCAACAACTATATTGGATAAAACCTGTTTATAGGTATTATTCTGAACTATTTTTTTATTAGTAGACTCAATGTTAGATAGTTCATGTTTTAACAAAGTTGCTTCTGATACTAGTTCACTAGGAGCCGTAGGCTCTTCTTCTAGTTCTTTTAGAGAAAGGTCTTCTTTTTCATACTTTGATAACCAACTACGTACTGTTGTTAATTTAGCCTGCACAGAATCTACTTGTTTATTAGCTTCTGATGAAAGCTCTTTAAACCTCTCTGAAGCCCTAGTATATATAGATAGATTTAATAACTCTATTAAGAACTTTTTTCTAGCTGTATCAGTAGCAGTCAAAAATTCTAGACTAGAAACACTACTTTGGTATACTATCTGACTAAAGGTTTTATGGTCAAAACCAATAATGCCTTCTATTTGTTTATAAGTATTAGTACTAGTATGACTACTAATATCTTTACCATCTTTCAATAGTTTTACTGTTGCAGATGCTGTGGCTCTAGAAGTTTTAATTGTGTAATCTGAACCATCTTTAGAAAAGTCTAATTCAATACTGTAACTTTTATCAGAACTGTACCTATTAAGTATATCTGCTTTTTTTATTTTTTTGGAGTTCTGATTATATAATATTTCTTCTAATATTAGTGCAATAGAGCTTTTACCATGACCGTTTTTACCAACAATTTGGGTAAGCGGTGCAATGTCTAATTTAATAGTATTATTTAATCCATATGAGAAAGCATTACCCCATCTAATTTCTTTAAATGTAATCATTCTGTAGTAATCTTATCCAAATTATTATTTAAAACCTGCACTATATTTTCTACTGTAGAGTCAGGTAATTGCAGAATATATAATAAATATTCTTTCAATTCAGCAGCTAAAGTCATACTAGGGTCTAAAATTAGGGCAGTCTCTGTCTCTCTGCGCACTATCTTTTTATCTATTAGACTATTGTCCTCCATGGCGCCCAGCTCACTCATGTCGCCTTCAACTTCGTAAATGGTATGGTCATAGGTAGTAGCTGGCATTTCTTCGCCTGCTTTTATAGTTTTACGAATAAGCTGTGGTAACTTTAACTTTCTCCACTCATGCTCTAAACTATTAGTATCAAGTATGATAACGCCGGTATCTACATTATTACGATGAAAACTAGTAGTAGCAGGACTTCCAGGGTAGAGGATATTTCTTTGCGAATTCTCATAACTATGTAAGTCTCCAGCTAAAACAACTTTCCATCTGTCAAATAGCTCTAAGTCTAGCTCTGGCTTTACATGGGGCGGTATCTCGCCTCTAACATGTGTAAAACAAATATCTCCATGTACTAAGTGTGGAGCATTTTCAAATTCTTTTAATTTATTATATGGAATAAAATCCATATTATCAATAGAATAGTAGTCATCAATAACTGTAACAAGTTTATTAAGTCTTTGAGTACTACGTTTAAGACTAGTAAAGAAAGTGGTGTCTTTCTTTAAAGCTTCGTGATTTCCCGCATATATAATGCAAGGTATCTTAATAGACGATACTAGATCAAAATAAACTTCTAGTTCATCCATTGTTGGCATACGATCAAATACGTCGCCACCTAATACTAACAGATCACACTCCTGTTGAATATCGCCTAGTTGTTGTATGAATAAATCATAACGATCCTGGGCCCAAGGTATAGGAACATTTTTTTGACCTAGTTTAATATGAATATCAGCTGTAAATAAAACTTTCATGATTTGTAGTCAAAAAAGCCCCTAAGCTGTTGAGACTTAGGGGCTTGTATATTAAGCTGTTAAATCGCTAACTGCTTCGGAATCAGTAGCAGGATCTTCCTCAGCTACAGCTCCATTAACGATGCGCTCTAATGTAGCTTTTACTTCTTCGGCAGTTTGACGTGGGTACTTAACATCAATGCTTTCAGAAGCTGCTACAGCCTCTTTTTCTTCGGCAGTAAGTGGGCGTTTTTTACAACGCAGTACTGATAAAGTATACTCTACATTGAATGGTAGTGGCCCAGTCTTAACGCGTTTGAATACAACATCCCAACCTGTATCAGGATCAGTAGGATCGCCCAAGTCTTCTGCTGCTGAGCACACTTGCTCAAATAGCTTCTTTTTCAGATTAAGAATTTTTACTTTTCCATCTTTAAGATCAATACAGTTTGCACTGTAAGACCAAGAACATTTCTTATCTGAGAAGTACTCTGGAACATGGTCATGTTCTTTATTATTGAATTTTTCAGCATCACGATCAAATGCTAAGCACTCAACTGGAATATCTTTTCCATTAGTGCCCTTTAACCAATAAACATAACGGGGTAAAATTCCCCCAATCAAACGTACTGTATTTTCTCCGTCTTTGTATTCAAAGGCGTCAAAAGATTTTTTAACTGCTTTGCCTTTAGTTGCTGTAAATGCTAATGCCATTTTTAATTTTCCTCGTATTTAAAGAGTATTTCTTTGTTTGTTATTTTTAATAACGGATTGTTTTTAATTAGATCAATGTTTATATCAGGAAAAAACGATAATTGTAATCCCCGATATTTATACTGCTTATATAAATTATAGTCTCGTCTAGCTGCTAGTTTAATATATTGTATTTTAAATAATATATC